GTTGCCGCCATAGACGACGGTGCCGGTGCCCGCCGGGGTCAATGTCAGTGAGATATTGTCCGTGCCGGTGCCCGCCGTTTCCGCACTAATGCCACCCGCGCCCGTGAAGGCAAGCCGCTCATAATTGCTCGCATCCGTCCAGGTGTTGTAGATGTTCAGGGTATTGGCGTTGGTGGAATTGCGCATGGCCCAAATATCGGCGCCGTCTGATGCGAGTATAGCGGGCTGGCCACTAGCGGTAGCGTTATAAATTGTGATATTATTAGGTGAAACTTCCGTTTTCTTCCCTGTTGATTGGATAACCTTGAATATTGGGGTGTTGCCGCTTTGTGTTTCAATCGATGAAGTCCCGCCAGGATTCATCCGTGAGTTAAACGTGCCGTCCTTTTTGATCGAGAAATAGCTAACTGTGCCGACCTGAAAATCGGCCAACAGCGAAGCCGCATTACTCGCCGTGTCGGTGATGTCCAGCTTCAGCGCAGTCGGCGTGCCCGTCGTATTCCACGTCCCCGCTAAGTCAAGCATGCTGGTGGCGTCGGAGCCTGTGAGGCTGTAGCCGGTGCCGACCAGAGCGGCCTTGTTGGCCGTGGCGTTTTGCAGGTTGAGGGTGCCCGCGAGGTAGATGTCTTTCGGGCGGGTGGCTCCGGTTGCGCCGATGTCTCTATTGTTGTCTGTCGAAAACAGCAGGCTTCCGGTCACTGAAAGATTAGCCCCGGTAACGAACTTCATTATCTCCGCGCCATCACGCTGGAATTTCAAGTCCCGCGCAGAGCCGGTCCCCGCACTAGCAGTGCCGAAAAGTAAATCGTTGCCGACCCAAGCAATTCTGAACAGCTCGTAGTTACTCGCGTCCGTCCATGTGTTGTAGATGTTGAAGGTCTGGGCGTTCGTCGTCCGGCGCAGGGCGAGGGTGTCGGCGGCTCCGTCGCGGGTGAGGATAGTATCACTAGCGGAGCCGAAGTTTAATTGTCCGGCGGCTGTTAGCGTGCCCGTCGCCCACCAAGAAACACCAGTATTTGTTCCTCCGGCACTGGTGATGGCGCCGAGATCGCTGACTTTGAATTTGGATACCCCGCCAACCTGCAAGTCCATCAGCAGGCTTGTCCCCGGCGATGCCGTATCCGTCTTGTCTAGGAATATCCCGGTGTCGTTGCCCGAGGTGGCCTTGTTCACCGTATAGGAGAGGTTGACGAATATCTCGTTGCCTGTGGCGGCGACGAGGGAGCCAACACCAACCGGCGACACAAGGTTCGCCTCCAGCAGCGTCCGCAGCACCGCATAGGTGTGCTTGCCGCTGACGGGTGTTCCGCCGGGATCGTCCACGCCATACAGAATGTCAGTCAGGATCGGCGTGAAGGCCGAGAGCGCCGTGAGTTTGGTGTCAGCCATTGTTCACTCCAATAGGAAAAAGTCGCCGGTTTCGAGGAGCAGATAGTCGCCGGTTTCAAGCTGTAGGTCATCGCCCGCCGAGCCGTCTACACCACCACCGCCGAACGCGCCGGCCAGGAACAGCGTGAACCAATCGGCGTTTGCCTTTCGGTCATCGATCTTTTCATTATCGGCCATCAGACCAGCCCGCGCGTCAGGGCGATGGCGAGCAGCGCCAGGGCTTTGCCGGCGGCGATCACAAGCGCCAGCGCGAGAAACACCACCGAGCAGGTAAACGCGATGCGCTGTGCGCGCAGGCGAAGCCCGGATGCAGTCTCGGGCACACGCGGGCCGAGGCCGATCACCTTGCGGATCCGCGCGCAGCCCTTGCACCCGCCGGTGTGGTAGATTGTCTGGATCATCCGCCGACCCCTTCCAGTGCTTCGATCGCCTGCTGGCCCTGCTCGCGGAATGCGCTGCGCAACTGGCGCGCGTAGATCGTCTCCAGGCGCTGCATCTGGCTCGCCTTGATATGCCATGCCGCGACCCGCGCCGCCTTGTCTGGCAGGCTGTCCACGGCCACCACGACGCATCGGCAATTGATATCCTCGGCCGCTACGCCGAAGCCGCCCGGATACTGCGCTGGCAGGCCGGACGGGGACATGAACGCCGTGCCCATCGGTTGCTTCTGCCCGTCCATCCCGGCGTGCGTATCGCGGGTCCGGTCATCCTGGACGGGTAGCCATTCTTTCTCGGTGAGCCCGGCTTGCGTCATGCCTTCCTCGGTGGCGAAGCCTGCCGCCCGCGTCGTCTCGGTGCGCGCGATCATGTCGGCCCGCGCTGATGTGGCGTCATCAACCGCGGCCTGGACGCGCGAGATCAGATCGCTTTGCGTCTCACCGCCTGCGATGCCTTCCGATAGCGTGGCGCGCAGGTTGCGCTCGCTGGTGCCGTTGATCAGGTTGGAGCGCTCACCGGCCGTCGCATCGATGAATTCGATCGCTCGCGGGCTGTTCAGGTCAAACGATATGTTGATGCCGGCATCTGCCATTGCATCGGCGCCGAATTCCGCCACCACCGAGCGCGTGTTCGTCTCGATCACCGAGCGCATCAGCGACTGATCTATCGCGGCCACGATCGAGTTGATGTCGTCGGCGTTGATCTTGTTGGCCCGGCCCTTCGCGGGGAAGGGTGCCCGCTCGAGGGCCGGGCCTGAAGGCGGCGCGGCCATGCTTGGCGGCGTCGGCCGCTGCTCGCCCTCGCCATCCGGAAGCGGCCCCTCGTCGGCCAGCGCCCGGACCTCGTCATCTGTGAACGCCGCCGGGCGAGCCTTGTAGACCTCGAGCTTGAATTCCCGGTTTTCGTCTACGGGATCTTCGAAGTCGATCAGCAGGCGCGGGTCGTATTGCCAGGCGAGTTGCTCGTTATAGGTTGCCTTACGCGCTGCCAGGCGCGGCTTCAGCACATGCTTGGCGAACAGGAATTCGGCGCTTTCGATAGTCGCCCGGTTGCTGTTCTCGACGATGCCCATGATTTCCGGCGGGACGCCGAACACCGATATGATGATGTCGCGCTCGAATTCGCGCAGCGTCGTGAGCTGCAATTCGCGGAACGTCGGCGTGAGGGTTTCGACGCTGATCGGGGCCGCGCTTACGAACGGCTTGCCGGCGTTCTCCGGCCCGCCGAATCGCTGCGCCCATACCTCGTTGAGCCGCACCGCGTCTTCCTGGCCGAGCGGAATTTCTTTCGACCCGCTGATGACGATGTCCGGCCGGGCGCGGTTCGTCAGGCTCGAGGCGGCGTGCTTCGCCGCGGCTTCGTCGGTGTTCAGTTCATCCGCCAGCGCGCGGGCGACGCCGACGCCGCGCATATACGGGTCGTAGGGGTCCGCGTCCTTATGCCAGAGGATATTCTCGCGCGTCACATGGAACCCGGTGCTGCCGAGCGGGCGGACTTCGAATAGATCGCCAGACGGCAGCGGCACGTTCGTGACCCAATGCGGCGGGATCGGCCAGCGCACATCGGGCACGCCCATCATGTTGCGGTCTAGGATCGCGAAGGACTCGCCGACGAGTTCGATATGCGTCTGCTCGAGCATCCGGCATTGAACGCCGTCGAGGCCGGGAACACCGCTATTGATCACCCGCTCCGCGATATGGTTCGGCGCCGGGATTGCATCGCCGGCCGGCGTCTTGATCTTCGCCACCCACTGGACCGCGGCCATGCTGCTTGCGATCTTGCGCACGACGGCTTGCAGGACGGGCGAGGCGGAATAGGCTTGCAATAGATCGCGCGTGCCCCGGCGCGGCAATGCGCGCTGATACCCGGCGACGATCTGCGCACCGTGGACGACGGCAACCTCGCCGGTCGCCTTGTTCCTGACTTTCACGGTGGCAGTTCGGGGCATGTTCACACGTCCTGCAAGGCGATTTCAAAATCCACCGACGCGATGCCGGCGCCGGCCGCAACGGTAGCCATCCAGATGATGTCGGTGAGCGCGGCGAACGGCCCGGCGGCAATCGACGGGTGCTTATCCAGATCGGCCGCAACGCCGTAAGCGCCGAACTTCATATTCATCCCGCTGTAAGGCGGGGCGGTCTGAAGGATGTTCTCGCGCACGAACAGCATAAACGTCACGGTCTTGTTGCTGTCCACCTGGAGCACCCAGCTTGGCATGAACGCGCGCTTGCCGAGGGGGACCGAATAGCAGCCGATCAGGCTTTGCGCCATCGGGTAGACAATGAGGGGCAGGGTGCCCCAATCTTCCGTGCCGGCCGCGTTCTCAACCACCAGGTTTGCCGCGTGGCTCCCGGTTGCTGTCGTGGCATAGGTGCCGGAATCCTTGGCGATCATCCGAAACAGGCGCAGATATGTGTGGGCCGATAGCGGGCCGGCGGCGTTGCCGTTGGTTGCGATCGTTTCTATGACCAGCGCGCCGGTTGCGTCCAGGCCCTGCAACTCGATCGCGCCGCACCCGCTGCCGCCGGGCGTGTCGTTCACGTTGCCGGCCTTCCAGCGCAGCTTGGTGGCGCCCGATACCTGCGGGGTGCGGTAGATGCCGCCGAAGCACAGGGGCGCATAGGATCCGTTCGGGATCGCCCGGTTGGCGCCGAACTTGTGGACGTTCGACCAGCCGCCGACATCGCCCGCCGGGATGTTCAGCGATTCATGGTAGGAGCGTTCGCGCACCATCAGGGATCACCAAAAAGCATGGGTCACGTTGCTCCCGATCATCAGGTCGGTGTAGGCCCAGACCAGCGCATCGAGGCGATCCGGCGAAGCCATGCCGGAAAGCGGTTCCCAATTCACCATTTGGTCTTCCAACTCGCGAAACTGCCCGACGTGCTTCACCCGGCCCTGTTCATAGAGCGCTGCGACCGGCTCGGCCCTTGCCTGCTTGCCGCGGTGCGCGTGAACGATCGTCACGGGCGCGGCCTTCCATTCCGTCTGGATCGTGTGCCGGACCATCTCGCCGCCCTGGTTGCCCTCGGCGACGATGCGGTCAGCCCCGACCTCGTGGTATAGCTTGACGGCTTTCTTGGCCCAGTCGCCCGGCGAATAGCGCCCGGAGACATCGGCGAGGGTGTATCCGATATCATCAACCCCCAGGCCGGCGGCAATGATGCCCGTCTCGTTGCTGTCCTCGTGCGCCGTGATGGCCGGGTCAACCGCGACAACCACCCGTTTCATTTCCGGCGGCTCGCCCCGGTAGAGCGCGGCGTCGATCATTGTGCGCGACCACAGCGCGCCCTCGGCCTCTTCCAGAATCTCGGCGTAAAGCTCCTGCCGGCCAAGCCGGGTGCCTTCATACTTGGCGCGGACATTCGCGAGGAAACTCGGCGCCAGGTTCGCAGCGTTATCATATGTGCTGCCGCGCGAGACCACGGTTGCGGGGTCGGACAGGATCTCACGTATCAGCGACAGCGGCCGGGGCGTGGTCGTGACCATCACCTGCGGCCTTGCCCCCATGCGCAGCCCGAACATCGCCATATCCCAGGCATCGCGCATATATTTCCATGCGGCCAGCTCGTCGGCCCAGATGCCGCTGTGCTGCGGGCCGCGCAGGCGCTCCGGTTCCTCGGCCGAGAATACCGTTGCCATCGCGCCGTTCTGCCATGTGAGCCGACGCTTCGATGGCTCGTAATCCGGCAGGCCGACCAGCACGCCGTCCGCGGTCCTGTCGTGCTCCCAGCATACCGCCACGATGCCGCTTTCGCCCTCGACCATGACATCGCGCGCATCCGCCGCTGTCGGCGCCACCAGCGCCAGGCGATCGCCCCCGGCCTTGACCCTCGCCCTTATCCACTCCGACCCCGCGCGGGTCTTGCCTGCGCCCCTGCCGGCGAGGAATAGCCATGTCTGCCAATCGCCCGGCGGTGGTTGCTGGTTATCCCGGCCCCAATACCACCAGCCGTTGTTCCAGACCTCGAGCGCCTCATTTACGTCCAGGCTTTTGACTTTGCTCCGTATCTGTTCCTCCGACAACTCTGAGGCTGTCTTTAAGGCCAATGAGCTTATCGGCGATAAGGCGCTGCACATCTATTTGCTCCACCTGGATCGGCCCGCCGTCCGCGCCGGTCTGCTGCACCTGCTGCACTTCCTTCAGGCCGAGGCGTGTCTTGCCGAGGAAGATCAGCGAGGGGATGTTGCGCTTGTTCACCGCCTCGTCGAATAGCGCCTCGCCGATCAGGCCCTGCGCGGCTGCATCGCCGGCGTCGAGCTCGTCGCGGTAATACTTGTGCAGCGTGGTCATGCCGCAAGCCACGTCCGGGTGCGCAGCGATCTCCGTCTGCTTGATGCCATACCCCGCCAGGGTCTTGACCATCGAGCGCGCTCTGTCCGTTGGCTTGTAGCGGGGCTTGGGCATTTTTATAGCCTTCGCAATCAGGCAGCTTGCCGCTGGGCTGATATGGCATCAAACGCCTCGCCGGTTGCGTCAAGCGTGGCGTCCTGCCCGGTGAACTCCTGCCAGCGTTTCACGGCGACATCGACATAGGCGGGGCTCGCGATTACGGGGGTTGATATGGAAGTTGTGCTTCTGGTCTTCGTGGCCTTGTGCGCCTACCTGCTGCCGACACTCATAGCGGCCGGCAGAAACCACCACAACATCGGCGTCGTGTTCGTGATCAACGCTTTCCTGGGGTGGACGTTTCTCGGTTGGGTGGTGGCGCTGGCCTGGTCAGTGTCCGAAGTGAAGCCTCGAGACTGACGATGGTTGCAGGGGCCGGACTTGCACCGACGACCTCTCGGATATGAACCGAACGCGCTGCTGCTGCGCTACCCTGCTGTGTTTTGCTGTTCGTTGTGGTCCGTCAGGTGCTTCTGGCACAACCAGCGCTGAAGCGCGGACTCGCGGCACCCGTAAATCTTACAGGCTCGGTCTGTCATAACTTCTCCGGGGGTGTCGCGCTGCCCTTTCGGGTGTAACGTGCTTGCTGTTGCTTGCCGTTACCGCGGCGGGTCCGCATTCCGTTCCCTACCCAAAAAGCAGGTCTGAGCGGTCGCCCTTCGTGGGTGAACACTACCCGACCAGAAAGAGATTTTCAATACTCACGTTCACTTCATGGATTTTCCCGAACATCTTCACGAAACCGCCCGCCTTGCCGTCCGCTATGTCGATTACCCGAAAGGTGATGCTGTCGCCTTCGGTTGTCACCATGTCGCCCGGCCCGAATTCGCGGCCGGTCTGGCGCATCCTCTTGTGGTATCCTGGCGCATTGAACTCGCCGGAATTGTGGCGGAGCATGAACAAGCGCAACGGCTCGTGGCGCACCTGGCAGGGCTGCCCGTTCATGCCCAGAACCCCGGTTGCCAGCCGGCGCTTGTGCGGGTTGAAGATGCTGGTGTAGCAGAACACGCGCTCCCAGCCTGGGGTTCTGTCCGACTTCCCGAGGAACACATACCGGGGCATGATGGGCAGGTCGGTTTCCGTCTTTTCCATCCGAGCCCGCGCCGCCGCATTGGCGAACTTGGGCTTTCTCGCCACCGGCACGAATGTCGCGAAGCCCTCGGCGCCCATGATCTTCTCAACCGCCAACTCGGTCTGAGGCGGGACGCAAAGCACGAACCAGCGAAAGGCGCGGCTGTCGAGGCGGGTCATTGACTGGCTTCGATGAAGGCTTGGGCGACTTCCGGCGAGATCGCGTTACCGTAGGCGCGCAGCTTCCCCACGCGGGAGGTAGCCCCATTAACCAGCGGGAATGTTCCGGGTTCAACTGGCCTCCACTTTCCATCCCGGCAGTAGAGCCAATCAGCAGCTCGCCAGAAACCGTTAGTCGGGCCGGGCAGTTCAACTTCTGCATCAACTGCTGCGGATCCATCTCGCCCTTCCGGTCCCCGCTGCGGCTGCGGAAGTTGTCCACCGCCGGCGTCGGCCATCCCGCCATCGCCGACAACGTCTGAAGGCTGTAGCCCGTCGTTCGGCCCCGGTCCTGTATCGCGTAGTCCGGGCCCGCTTCCGCCGCTCTCGGC